AGTGATAGCCTATCCATCTAAATGGGACTGTGTTTACACTTTTAGCTCTTAGATAATCTTCTACAGACTTAGAACCATTTTTAGTATCATAGAAAATAACAATTTCATCTTGCTCCCTTTTATTTTCAATTAAAAAAGGAAGTAATCGTTCAATCTCTAATAATTCGTTACAAACCGTAACAGCATAACTTATTCTCATTGTCCTTAATTTTCAAATACTCCAATATAATCAAGAGCTTCAATATAATCACATTCAGGAAAATTTTTCATAGTAGACATGTCCATTTTCCATTTATAATCTTTACCTTTTTCTTTAAATTTTTCCGCTTCTTCTTCAGGCATTGGAATTGCTTTAACAGCTGCCCATTGCCAATTTGAAGAATTAGAACCATTAGCAAATATCATACCTTTAGAAGGAAGATTTATCATACTAGGCATCCAAATAAGCCCCTTTTTATCTTCACCCATTAATTCTTTATACAATTCAGGAAGAACTTCTATTTGTTCTTTTAAAAATTCTGAGTCGCGGGTCATAATAGAATTAGCTTGGAATCCACACCCATAACATTGATATAATTTTATATCAGCATTTACTTCTTGAACATAACATGCATCAGAACCACAACGATCACATACAATTAAATTATCCATTTATTCAGGTTTTTTAGGTAATGAAATTTTATCTAATTTAGGTAATTGTAAAGTTACTTGTTTTGGGAATTCAGGAAGATATTGAGTAAGTAACTGATCTAATAATTCTTCCATTTTCTTAAAACTAAAATTAGTTTTACTATAATAAGCTTGACGTTTACCTGCATCAACATATTTCTTATAATTTTCAAATACATCTTTTAAAGCAGTTCCTACATGACTATGGTTTACACTAAACCATTGGGATTCAGTTAAAATCATGTTTTTAGAAGCAGCTGAGGGGTGAACATTAGTAAGGGTTCCTCCTAATAAAATAGAATGGTCTGGGTGTAAGAAATCTATATGACCGCTCCAGTTAGTTGCAATGATAGGTTTTCTACTAAGAGTAAATTCAAGTAAAGGACGTCCAAATCCTTCACCTTTAGTTAAACTAATCATTGCTTTTACTTTAGAATGATTATAAAGTGAATTCATTTCTTCATCACTAAACTCACCATGCAAAAGATATATATTAGGTAAATCTGTTGAGTTTACTGTGTTTTTAATTTGATTTATTTTATTTAAAAGCTCGTCTCTATCCATATAAGAAGAGTTTACTTGAGCTGTTTTTAAGATAAGAGCGGGTTTAGTTTTTTTATTTTTAAATACTTCTAAAAACGCTTTAACTAATAAACCTACATTTTTTCTATCTTCTCCTAATTCACCGTGCATCCAATGTCCTACAAACAAATAAGCAAATGATTCAGGGATATCAAAATCAATTAAACAAGGTTCTGTAGTAGGCTTATAAATGTCTAAGTTAGCTCCTTCAAATAAAACTTCAACAGGTTTTTCTAACTTGATTATTTTTTCAACTTGTTGAGTCTGGGTATTTTTATTTTCAAATTGAGAAGTTTCAAAAACTTTTTTAGCATGATTAGATGACACAAATGTAACATCCATTCTATTAACTCCTTCAATCCAGCTAGGATCACAAATTGTAGTTTCAATACCAGCAGTAAAACCAATGTTATATTTACCTACAGATTGAAATTCATTTGGAACTGTAATTTGAGCCCAAATATCGGGTTGTTTAGGTAATTGATTAGTATTTAAAATATGGGGTTCTAAAAATAACCATTCTGGGTTGTTTTTAATAAAATTCCAAGGGGTATTTCCCCATTTTTGTGGAAGAATTTTTACATGATACTTATCTAAATTAATTATAGATTTTACTAGGTCTCTAGAACGGGCTCCATAACCACTATAAGTGTCAATTGGGCAACTAATTATAAATAAAGGTTTACTCATTAGTATACTAATTTATGATTTAAGGTTTTTTTAGAATATTCGGTAGCATTTATAAACTCAAAATGTTTTCTAGGAGTCCAAGTATTAAATAGAACGTTTAAGTGTTCAATTACAGTATTACCCATTTGTTTTCCTGTAAATTTAGCTTCTTCACTAGTAGCCCATTCACGAGCAGCTTTACCTCTTTCTTCTCTTTCTTCTTTAGAAAGATTATAAACTTCCATAATACGTTCTGCTGCATCTTCAAAACGACATCTATCATCCCAAATATAAGGAGTTTGAGGTGATCCTTGAAGTGAACGATTTGTTGGAAATACTGGGAATGCCCATTTACCATGTTTTTTATACCTTCCAGTATGGTTTGAAGGAAAATCAGCATCAAAATCAATCCAATTACCATTTTCATCTTCAAAACGCATTTGGTCTTGCATACCACCTGTTACATTAGCAATAACAGGTTTACCTACTAATAGTGCTTCTGTAAGTGATAATCCCCAACCTTCATTTGATGTCAATAAGATTTGAGCATCTGAGAGATTGTTAAGGAAGTTCATTTGGTAAGGGGCTAATTTATCTTGATGTAAAATTACATTATTATAATATTTTTCCCCAAAAAGATAGGTGCATACAGCATGTAAATCAGTTCCATGATCACTTACTATTTCAGTATGAAGCACAAATAAACACTTGTCTGCTTTTTCTTTAGGTAATTCATCTATAAAGCATTTCCAAGCTAATAGTGTATCAGGAACAGATTTACGTCTAATATTTCTAGAATTAAAATACAACACAAAATCATATTCTTTACCTTTAAATAGATTGTTTTTAAAATCAATATATTCTTTATAAGAAGAATCTTCTTTAGTAAGTGGTTTAAAAATAGTTTCATTTAAACCATGAGGAACATATTTAATAATTTTATCTTTAGCTTTATCACCTAAAACAAGTTTATTGATATTTACAGTTTGTTTAGAAATACCAAACAAAGCATCACATGACTCGTAATAAGGACTATTATACATTGGAGCAGGATAATCATCCCAAATGTTAAGATAGACAATAGGAATTTTTTTACGAATTTCGTTTTCAATTTGGAATAACCAAGTAAAATAACGAGGATCTGTAATTAAGAAAATAGCATCTGGTTTTTCTATGCTAATCATTTGACGAATAAACTCAGGTGTGCCATAACCATCAATAGGATAAAGGAAAACTGAAGAATCAGTGATTCCTAAGGTTTTATTAGTATCATCACTTAAATCTAACTTTTGGCCTTTATCAGGATGTGTAAGTGCTCCTGCTATTTGAACCCAATTAAAATGATGGGATGTGTTGATTACTAACTCTCTAGCTACAGTTGCAACTCCGGAGTGCACTCTAATGTCATCGCAAATGAGTAGAATTTTTTTTCTCTCATCTTTAGGAATATAACCTTCTACCATAAATTAAATATCTAAGTCGTTGTGGTTGTGTAATTGTTTTCTAAACGTTTCATCTGTAAGATACAAATGAATTGCTCGGTCAGCAAGTTTTTGGAATGAAAACTTTCGCTTTACACATTCGATTTTGAATGTTTCAAACAAGTCGCTTTGAATTTTTACGCTTGTTAATGTCATATCTTTTTTACTCATAACAATATATTTTGATATACATATATTAAATTTTTATTCTCGTATATTTTTATCGCACAATTCTTTATTATCGTTGAATGGACAGAATTGGCAGTTCCATTTACTAGGATTTTTTAATTGTGGTCCCATATTATACGAACCATCTTTTGCAAAGGCACGTTCAATAAACTCGTTTAGTGCTTTAGTTGCTTTGTTTAGTTTTACTTTACCTGAGGTTGGGACGTGGGTTTGAATTCGTTTTTCAGGGTATTCTCCATCCTCGTATATTTTTCTTTTAACAATAAAGTATTCAATTTCAATATTGTCTACTGGGAATCCATATTGCTCAGCAAAGAATTTCTTGTAGAGGATTAATTGCATATTTTTAACCTCATCACTTTTTTCTTTGTCTTTCCAACCGCGAGTAGAGGTTTTAATATCAATAATTTTTATCGTTTTTGTCGCCTCATTGTATAATACAACGTCTAAAAATCCGCGATAAATAACGTTTTTAAATGTGGGATTAGGCGTTAATTGGATAGGCACTTCACAACCAACTATCCAGCAGTTACGCTTGCTAAAATACGCTCCGTTTTTCTTTTTAAACCAATTGATAATAGCAACTCCATCATCAAAGAATTCTCTTAATTGGGTTGAATCTGAGAAGTGAACTTTATTGTTTTTCTCATAATCAGTTCTGTATTGGTTTCTAAGTGTAGTTTCAAAATGCTCTATCAAATCAATTCTATCAGCTGCTGCTTTGCTTTCTTCATACATTGTAGTTAAATACAGCTGTAGTGACTCGTGGATTGCTGTTCCAAAAGTCATATGAATAGAAACTTCTGTTTTTCGATGTCCGTCCCTGTATTGCAGTGCCCATTTGTGAGGGCACTGCTCATACATTGAAAATTGGCTAAACGAGATGAGTTTTTGATAGCCAAAATTGATGTCTGGGGGCGTGTTTGTTTTTACTTCCTTTATAATGGAAGGTATTTTTTTCTTCAAAACTTACTTTTTCCACAAACCACGCTCAACTAATTGAGCAATAATACCGTAATTTACGATATCCTGATAAGTATCAGTTAGTGGTTCGTTATTAATTCTTTTATTGTTGATAAGTAGATTTTTCCATCTACTAATTTTATCACTTATGCGATACCAAAGTCCTGTAAGAGCAAAAGCCCTTTCTTCTTCAGTAGCAAGTAAAGTGCCAGCACTGATATTAGCCATACCGTAGTCAAGATGTTTTTTGCTGAATAACTCCAGCTGCTCTTCCACGATAGCCATATAGCCATTGTAAATGTGAGGATATTCTTTTTTAAGGATTTCACTTGCCTTTGGGCCGTAACCTGCTTTTTCTTCCATTTATAAACTTTTTACAAGTTTGTTTTGTTCTTTTTCATCGATTCCCATTTCCCAAAGAATACTACGAACTCCATTTTCTCTTAAAATATCAATATAATGATCTGCTTCACCTAAAGAGCATTCAAAATATTTGGCTATATAATTTACTAGTTCGTCATTCTTCTTTGGTGTTTTGCTCTTGATATATTTGAGCCAAACTTTTTGTTTTGGGATCATTTCTCGG